GACGAAATACCTGAATTAACTAAGAATGCATCTCAGACATCTTATTTCAATAGGGGGTATGCTTCTGACAGTAATCATACAAGTAGTTACCACAATACTGACAAAAACTGGGGATTGTATCGTAATTTTGTAGACACAAGTACCGCAAACTGGGGAGAGGAAAGTGGTAATGCAAATGCTTTTCCTAGAGTCAATGCAACAATCTCATGGAACTTAGAGGGGCAAGACGTTGATATTATTATCAATGATGACCTAATCGACCCAAACCATCCTGAGTATGCGATCAATGATGATGGCACAGGCGGATCACGGGTACAAAATATTGACTGGACTGATTATTTATCTAGTGGCAGTGTTGCTCATTGGAAAAGCATTTTCTTTGATTACACAGAAAATCATGGAGCTTTATGCGCTTCCAGCTCTGCAGGCAACACACATGGATTAGCTCGTAAGTCAAATATTTACTGCATTGAGGCAACAGGAAGACCTAAATTTGCAAAATTTAAAGCTACGAGAACAGGGTCTCTTTTGACAGTTGTTTCTGTAGAATCTGGAAGTGAACCTATAGCTGTAGGCCAAAGAGTTTATGGAACTTCAGATACAAATATTGGTACTACAAGAACAATTTCTAGTCTTGGTACTGGCACTGGAGGCACTGGCACTTATTACCTAAGTTCAGCTCCATCAGGAGATCATTTATTTGTCGATGATTATTTTACTGGGCATTCGAGTGCTGGTCAAAATTACATGTGGGACTACATAAGAGCTTTTCATAAAAACAAACCGGTAAATTCTACGACAAATAGGCGCAACCCTACTGTTGTTAACGCTAGCTATGGGTTTTCTGAGTATAGTTATTACAGTTCTTTAAGTTCTGTTCAATACAGAGGTACGTCATATACTTCATCAAATACAACATGGACAAATGACAATTTATATAGCAGCTTTGGCATTGTCCCTTACCCAGGTTTTAACGAAACAAACTCTAACGCTGCTGAGTTTGCATACACTACTACAAACCAGTCTGTCCAATCCGACATTGAAGATGCCATCGAAGATGGCATAATGATTGTCGCTGCGGCTGGCAACTCACAGCATAAAATGGATGTCAGTGGTGGCTTAGATTATATGAATACATTCAATAACAACAAACTTTACCAACAAGGCGGCCTCTTTGGCGACACTGGCGCAATTGTCGTAGGAGGAGTTGATAATAAGATTGCTTCAGGTAACGAATTAAAATCAGATTGGAGCAACACGGGACCAAGGATAGATGTGTACTCGGCTGGTGATATGGTTTTAGGCACTGACTCTGGCGACAGACTTTTTGGCAATATTGTGTCCTGGTCAATAACCAATAATGTGGCAACTTTTAATATACAAGGCGAAAATTACTTTTTCAATAACGCGGATTATGCAGTAACTGGTAGTACTACCGTCCGAATAAAAATACAAATGGACAGCTCCTCGCAATTTAATGGTTACCATAATTACAAACAAAGCGTTACAGCTAGTGGCGCATCAAATCCAACTGGTTTTACGATTGATTTTACAGCAACTGATACGTCTCTGACAACTGAAGATGGATCCTTTTATAGTTGCAGTGAAGTCAGCCCCATACCACTATACAGTACTGAGTTATGCGATCCACGAAATGACAACAAGTACTTATATTACGCAAGTGGTACAAGCTTTTCCGCACCAATAACAACAGGATTGGTTGCATGCTGGATGGGTTATTTTGGTCGACTTGATAGAGAAGAGTTTAAAGCTTTGATTGCAGAAAACGGTGCTTTGAATAAAATGACTGCAGGAGCAACAGACGATTATGATGATACTCGTGCTCTCTTGGGTGGACCTAATACTATACAACGATACAAAGAGTTTCGACCAAGTTCTGGATTTACTTATCCTCAAAACACCCATATAGCAAGAAGTACAGCAACAGTAAAAGGACAAACTAGTTATGTAGCTTTTCCAAGGCAAAGAGTTTTGAGATACGGGTCGTAGGAACACTAGCCCGTCTATTTAGGGAGTGATTCCCTTTTATCATGTCTGAAGAAAACACCAAAGCCTCCGAGATGGAGACTGGCGGCCAAGAACTCACACCACAGATCAGTGCTGAGGATAAATCTCAGTACAGTCCAGATGAGGTCGCCAATCTCGTTAAAGCACTACGTTCTGAACGTGAAGCTCGTAAAACTTATGAGCGTCAATACAAAGATAAAGAACAGCAACTTTTAAAACTAAAAGATGTTGATTTAGATCGTTACCAACAACTTGAGGCTGATGCAGCCCGTGCGGCTGAGATTGAATCACGTTATGGTGAGACAATTCAAGCTATTGAAGAAAAGTATGGAAGGCAGACAGCAGAAGCTGAAGGCAAAGCCAAACAAGCTGAAACGCAAATTAATGAATTTAAAAAGCGTTATGCTCTTGAAAAGGTATTTACTTCAGCTGGTGGACGAACTGATTCTGCCGACGGCGTATCTTTTTTCGACATGTTCGCAGAACAGATGAGTAAGCGGTTTAGGCAAGAGGCTAACGGCAGCATTACTGTTGTCGATGAGCAAGGTGATCCTATTCTTGATAGCGAATCTGGCAAGCGAATTTCGCCTGAAGACTTTGTAAGCAGTTACAAAACACATCCTGTCTACGGCACTTTCTTTAAAGGAGTCAAGGGTTCAGGTGCTGGATTGAACTATGCCGGGACAGATGCAAACGGAATGCCAGTAGAAGATTTATCGTCATTGTCTAGAGAAGAATTATTCTTAAAGGCATTCGGATAAATGTTTTGCCCCGAAAGGGGCTTTTTTGTTGGGAAGAATAGAAGTTTCGGAATTATATGTTAGAAAGCACCCGGTTTTGACTGGCCGTGATGGTTAGCAGGCAGGGTGTTCGAGTTAGAGCGTGATGCTCTGGACACGTTTCACCTTTCCTCCATTAACCACAGGAGTTTAATTCTAATGGCTTTAAATCTATCCGAGGCTAAAAAGCACTCTCGGAACCCCCAAGAACTGGCAGTTGTCACAGAACTGGCTGCTGGTCCTCTGCTATCCGTCCTCCCTTTCCGCGACATTCAAGGCAACGGCCTTTTCTGGAAGCGTGAAGAGAGCCTCGGAGACGTGGGTTTCCGTAACTACAACGCTAACTACACCGAAAGCTACGCTGAGGTAAGTCAGCAGTCTGAAAGCCTTCGTCTGTTCGGCGGAGACATCAAAATTGACCGCGCAATCCTTGATCTAGAAGGTGGCGAGTCACGCGCTTATCAGGTTCAATCCAAGACCCGCGCAATGCGTCTTTCTTGGGAATCCCTGTTCATCAATGGCGACTCTAACCAGTCTCCTTCTGAGTTTGATGGCTTGGCTGCTCGCATGCCGGCGGCTGATCACGCAACTAATTCACAAGTTATTCGTAACGCTTCTAGCGCCGCGACTCTTGACTTAGGTGCTCTTGATGAAGCAATCGACTCTGTTGATGCACAAGGCGGTACTAAGTACTTGGTTATGTCCAAGTCTGCACGTCGTGCTTTGACAACTAAGGCCCGTGCCTCCGCTCAGATCGACATTGCTCGTAACGAGTTTGGCTATCAGCAGATGGTTTACGCCGGTCTGCCTGTCATCGAGCTTGATCGTGACCACCAGAACGCTGCAATCCTTGATTCCACCCCTGCTGATCAATCGATCTATGTGGTGACCTTCGGCAATGACTTGCTGACTGGTATCCAGAACGGCGGCATCCAGGTTCGTGACTTGGGCGAAAGCACTGCTTCTCCTCAAATCATCGTTCGTGTTGAGTGGTATTGCGGACTGGCTATGGTTAATGGCCGTGCTGCTGCTCGCCTGACTAACGTTAACGCAACTGTCTGATTTTTCCTTCTTACAATCAGCGACACTGAGGGGCTTCGGCCCCTTTTTTTTATGTAATTGGGAACCTATTACAGACCAAGTTGCTAACAGTTGAGCACTAGGTTTTTAAAATTTTTAGGTATTTATTATGGCTGCACGTTCTACGGGAATGTTCCCCCGCGAAAAGTTTGACATTGACGCTAACTTTCTTGTCACTGCAAGTGACACGACCCCTGGCGTAACTCTTGCTAACATCAAGACCATCCGCGTTGGTCTTGTTAACACGACGATCACTGGCGACGCTACTGTTGTTTTCAACATTGGCGGCCAAGACGTTACTTTCACTGCTAACGATTTCGACAAAAATGGTACTGCTATTGCTCACCTCCGTGGTGCTTTGTGTGATGCGGACAACCTCGTCAAGTACACAGCCACTGCTGGTTCCGGTACGGTCTCGGTAGGCACTGCTTTCCTCGATACAGTCGATAACGTCGGTTGATTTAACAACATACGGAATAATAAGGGTGGCTAAGGTCACCCTTTTTTTGTTATGCATTTATCAAAGCTTCCCACAATCTTCGTTAAGGGTGGCGAAGAGCGCAAAGCGTTTTTTACTATCCAAGCAAAAGAGCTTATTGCTGCCGGATGGGTAGAGAAAGGAACTGAAGAAAAAGTTGCCGAGCCTGTTGCTGAAGTAAAAGAAGAACCAAAAGTTGTTGTTGAAAAGCCTAAAACTGAAGAGAAGCCTAAAGCACGTCGCGTTACAAAAAAGAAAGTTGAAGAATCATGAACGATGAAGTTCTTTATGTAAAAGGCCCAAGATATCTTGACGGTGTTAATCTTGATGCCGACATTATTTCAGCTGAACCAAAGATCATTCGCCGGCAGGTAAGTGATCCTGTAAATGACGGAAGTCTTGGTAAACCTACATATGTTCCAGGTTCAAAGAACCTAGACGGCACACCTCTTTAATAAAAGCGGAAGACTACAAAGAACTGCGTGGGCAAGTAATGGCAATGCCTCTTTCTATTGCCAAAAGTCTTGGCAAGTCTAAAGCTAAGAAGAGCAAAGTAATTAGTGAATATGGCGGCAAGGCATCGCCAACGAAGAAAAAAACTTTTAATGGTGCAAGCAATCGCTTAAGGAGGAAAAAGAGTGGCCGCTAAAGGACGCACCGCCAAATTTTACGCTAGTAATCCTGAAGCGTATAAGAAGAAACTTGCTTATGATAAAAAACGGAACGAGAGACCAGAACAAAAGAAATATCGGGCAGAACTAGCTAGAGAGCGTAGAGCTAGAGGCATCATGGGGAAAGGTGGTAAAGATGTAAGTCATACTGCTGACGGCAAGTTCAAATTGGAAAGCCCTAAAACCAACCGAGCAAGAAATGGCCACGGGAAGAATAGCAAGGTTGCTTCAGGTAAAGGCACTAAGAAATCTAAGCGGTAGGCAGACTAGCCTAGTCATTTAGTGCAATGGCGGTAAGGATAACCTCTGCAGAATCAATCAAGCAGGCTATTCTTGCTGATGTTTTACTGCGTGAAATATTTGTCAAAGTA